GACCAGCTGCGGGGTGTTTAATCCTATCCCGATCAATGTAGAAGTACAGGAGCGGAAACAGAATGGAGATATTGAGACTGCCAACAATGGGATTACGTTAACCAGTAACGGATGGGGGGCTGGCGGCACTGGACGGTATGCGGTTGGTGCAGTAATAACGGTTGTATTTGCAAAGGCAGAGGCTAAGAAGGATAACGTAGCGCAGGAAGCGGCAAAGGAAGCACGTTACCAGCTGGTGGGAAGTTTAGATCGTGGCAGCACGTACATGCTGGGGACTGCCAAGTTTGCGCTGCAGTCAATTACGGATGATGTTGATCTAGACAATAATGAGATTCGCGCAACGTTTAAGTGCATTGCGCCAGGGCGGGTGCCGATCACAGACTATAGCAAGCGCAGTGCACCGAACAATGATGATAATTTCTACACTAAGGCACTGGTAAAGGCAGATGCTGCAGCGTATCAGACGGTGACGGCATGTGATCTGATTTCATTTTCAATGCGGGTAAAGCTATTCCGCAGGATCCAAGGGAGAGCGAGGCAGTATGGCGATAGCAAGCCTGATGGATACAAGATTTCGGACAATGGCGTAAAGGCCAGGACAGCATTCTTCAAAATGTATTACAGACCACTGGGTCAGCGTGATGCAGACTTGCTGCCGGTGATTATTACAGCACGTCGTTCTGCTGATCTAGACAATTTCATCAGCGTTGACTTCATTGCTGGTGTTCGTGGGCGGAAGTGGGATTTTAGGTTTGAGCCAATTGGCGATATTGGTGCGGAGATGCAAGAGAATGGCATCAGCCAGTTTGCAGTAATTGAAAACTCAGGCAACAGCGCGACGTTTACGCATAAGGGTAATCAGTTCCGATGGATTGGGCGGTTGGCTGGGGTGAGCGGGGTATTCAAGGATCGTGGCCCTGTATTAACTAATGAATGGGATCTATTCAGTGTAAGGTCTGACACTGACATTCAGTTTAGTTTTGAGAGCGGGCCAGAGTTTGCAATCACAGCTGTTACAGAGCAACAGTTGGGAGAGTTGACGCGCAAGTATGACGCGATGAGCATGTTGGCGTTTGGTGTATTTAGTGGTCGCGGTGTGCAGGATTTGCGGAGTGTGACAGCGTATGTCACCAATGGTAAGGATAGCTATGTGGTGGATGAAGAAACTGGAGCAACGTCAAAGGATGTAAACAGCACCAGTTACGCACCTGATATATTCGCTGATACGGTACTGGATAAGGAGAACGGGATCGGAAAGTATGCCAAGCCATCAGGTGTTGAATGGCAGATGTTGGCATTGTCCAAGCGATTCTGTAAGAACAACGGACTAGGTTGTCAGTTGTTCATGGACCCGCTGATTTCCGAAGCTGGATCATGGCGGCAGTTCTGGGCAGAAGTGGCGCCGTATAGCTTGCTGGAGTTTGCCAAGATCGGCGGAAAGGAAACGCTGGTGCCTGCAGTGCCAGTGAATAATGCAGGCCTGGCCAATCGGCGGGTAACGATTTCTGCATTGTTCAACCAGGGGAACATTCTTGAGGAAAGTTATCGTGAAGAGTTTTTGGACTATGGCACCAATGTTCAGGATCTGATCGCAACGGTGATTTATCGGGAAACCGAGAGCGATGATGTGTTTCCACGTAATGCAAGCGTTGATGTGCGGTTGCGGGATACCGATGAAAGTAATGCAATCCGCCAGTCATTTGACCTTAGCCAGTATGTAACGCAACGCGAGCAGGCAGTATTGTTCGCCAAGTTGCTATGCAATCAACGTCGATGGGCGCGACGTGGCGTTGAGTTTCAGACATTCCCTACTGACTCACCGATCAGTCCTGGAGCATATATCTATGTGGATGTTGGGCTGAACACTTGGGACCAGATTACGTCGGGTGTGGTGATGGATAATGGCGAGTTGAATGCACCACTGACTGATCGTATCCGAGATGGGCAGTATAGCGTGCTAGTGCATAAGGCAGGCGATCGTGTGCGGACGTTCGACAATGTGCCGGTTGCCAGTGGTCGTGCGCCAAGTTTGAGGGAGTATGCCGGTTCAATGTTCGTGCTCGGCGCTGCAGCAAATCGGAAGCGGGTGTTTAGGGTGACGGAAGTGGTGATGAGCGAGGAAGGTGAGGTAACAGTGAAGGCATCAGAGCACCCGTGCGAGATCAATGGTAATGAGGTGCTGAGTAGGATTGCCGATTTCAGCGATGCACTGTTCACCGTGGTGTAGTGGATAGCCTGATGGTGATGTGGTAGGCAGCAGATGGGGTATTACACAGGCCGCACCGGCGCCTTGCTGTTCAACGGGAAGCCCGTTGCGAAGGTGCAGAACTGGTCACTAGAGAGCAGCGTGCAGCTGCTGCCGACCGATGATCTAGGCAGTGATGCCAACACGTTTACGCCTGGGAAGAAGGGTGCAACAGGCAGCGCGACGATGATGTATTACAGGCTGGAGCCTGGCGAGAATGCAACGAAGACAGAGTTTACGGCGCTGCTGAATAAGATCCACAAGAAGGGTCCAATTCTGCCTGGCAACCGCGTCGAGCTTGATCTGGTTATTGATAGCAGCCCAGGCGCGAGTTTAGACAATATCAGGTGTAATGCGTACATCAATAGCTGCGTGCTGGGCAGCGCAACAGGTGAGCTGAGCATAGTGCCGTTTCAGTTTACGGTGGATGGTGATTTTATCCAGGTGATCGAGTGACGGTGTGACGTACTATCTTGGCACTAAAGGTAATGTCAAGCTGCGGCGGGGCAGCAAGGTAATTTATGGCGGCCTTGAAGATCAGATTATCCCCGATGATGTGAATACAGCGCTTAACCGATTGTCGTTTGACAAGGCGCTGGACAATATCTTGATTGGTGATCGGCTCGACCTGAGCACTGCTGATGCGCGTGGGCTGGCGTGTTTCCCGCCCGAGACGTGGGGGCTGGCCAGCAATGCCCCACCAGAAAAAACGATCACTGCATATGTGCATGTGAATGAAATGGGCGGGTTGCGGTTTTTCCGTACATTTCAGGATGCAGTCAATAATGTACGGGCTAATGAGATCCCGCTTGCAGCGTTCAATGGCGCACCATTGGAGATCAGCGCACGAATCCGTGATGTGTCGTATAACGTGCTGGGGTGCGTAGAACGGTATGAGTACAATACAGATCGAGCGACGATTGAGGCATCATCGCTTGAGGATCGATTTCGCCAGCAGCTGTCAGCAGGGCTGATCAGTGGCGCTGGCCGAATTGAGTGTGAGTTCAATTATCGAACGACCGGATTTACAGAGCCAGCGTTGCTGCTGTTGCAGTTGATCCAACGCGTGGAGATTGGCAGCGAGTTTGATCTTGCGCTGTACCTGACGGATAAGGCTATTGATCCAACGGTTGACACGATATTTTATGACCTTACAGCTGTCGTCAATCGTGCCGGCGTTCAGGTTGCAGCAAACGACATTGTACGCTGCGGCATTGATTTCGTTACCACTGGCGACATCCGATTGATTTACGGTAAGCCGGCAGAATACATCTTGAAAGAAGATGACGATCGGATTGAGCTGGAGCAGTCGCTGGATTATCTGCTGCAGGAGATTGACGACTGATCACGGTTCATAGCCTGATGGTGTGACGGTCGCGGCGAGACCTTGGCGGATCAAAGGATTTCCCAACTCACCAGGCTGACGAAGGCTGGTGCTGCAGCAGGTGATCTGGTGCCTGTAGCGGACATATCCGCCAGCGAGTCGAAGGCAATAACGCTTAAGGATCTGGTTGCTGCTGGCATCGATCTGGTCGATGCGGGGGAGATCGACCTATCAAAGCTCGACCAGGCCAGTGTTACCAAGCTGGGTACTGGCGCACTGGCTGATGGTGCAGCGACTGCAGCGAAGCTGGCAGCGGATAGCGCTACGGCAGTGGCTGGGGCGGCGCCCAGCACCGGTAATCATCGCGGCAGGGGATGGTTCAACAGCAGCACCGGCAACCTGCAGGTATGGGACGGTGCAGCATTTGCCCAGGTGGTGCTGCCTACTGCTGGCATTGGCGACCTGCAGGTTACGACAGGCAAGCTGGCCGATGGCGCCGTCACCACTGCGAAGGTATCAGCGCTTGGATCAGCAGCGTACGCGGCTGGATCGGTCAATACAGCAGCACTGGCTGATCTGGGTGTAACGACCGGAAAGATCGCCTTGGGGGCGATCACAGCGCCATTGCTGGCAGCTGGTGCAGTTGAGACAGCAGCGTTGGCGCCTGCTGCTGTGACCTACCAGAAGTTCCAAAACCTCAGCGGTACAGACCTGCTGCTGGGGCGTGCCAGCGAAGGTGCCGGAACCGTTGAGGAAATCCCGCTGACGGCTCCAGGGCGTGCATTGATCGCTGGGTTGAGTGCAGGGGAACAGCGGAACACGCTGGGGCTGGGGACACTGGCGACTGCATCCGGCACATGGGTGAATGGATCGTCGTTCAGTGGCACCAGCTCTGGCGACAACACGGGCGATCAAACGATCACGCTGACAGGTGATGTAACTGGTAGCGGCACGGGAACGTTTGCGGCAACGATTGCCGATGGAGCAGTCACCGAGCTGAAGTATGCCGCGCTGAGCATCCCGACCGGTGCATTGCAGGATGATTCAATCACTGCTGCAAAGATGGCGGATCAGTCTGCTGCAGTGGTGTCGAATGCAACGCCATCAGGTAATGGTGCATTTGTTGGTCAGCAGTGGATCAATACCAGTACGGCTGTTGAGTATTCATGGACTGGCGTTGAATGGTTGCGGCAGGCCAGTTTGTCTACGCTGTCATTCATTGACAGTACACCGCTTGGCTTTGCGGTGGCATATCCCGATCCGTATAGCGCTGAGATCACGACCACCCTTGATACCCAGCAAGCGGCGACGGTGTTTGCTGGGCCTGGCAGTGGACAGGATGCAGCGCCGACGTTCAGGGCATTGCTGCCAACTGATCTGCCGATTGCTACCGCTGATGCAATCGGTGCCAGCCGGCCTGGTGCGGGGCTGACGATTGCTGATGGCGTAATGGCTCACAGCAATGCTGTGACCGGCGCGACGGTATCAGGATTCACCTTTGATGGGCAGGGTCATATCACCGCAGCGGTGCCATTAACTGCGGCTGATGTGCCGGCGCTTGACGCATCAAAGATCACGACAGGCGAATTGCCGACTGCACGGTTGGCTGATGCAGCTGTTACTGGCACCAAGCTGGCGAATTACACGGTAGGCAAGTTAGGCGAGACGCTACCAACTGCTGACTTTATTTCACAGCTCCACTTTAACCCACTGGATAAGACGTTCTTCATGTGGGATGGGAACGTATGGCAGCCGATTGGCATCAGCGCTGGTGCAGTGATCTTTGCTGGCACGTATAACGCAGATGATAATGAAGTGGATTCGATTACCAGCCAGGGGCAATCGCTGGGGCTGACGGTTGGTGATCCGCTGCCGGCTGCTGCTGCAGCCAATGCTGGATATTACGTGGTGGTGTCAGAATCTGGTACAGGCACGGCACCAGCGCCTGCTGTCGCACTGGCGCCACCTGACATCATCTTGAGCACCGGCAACGGCTGGGTTGAGATTGATGTGAGTTCGGGTTATACAGCGCAGGCGGCCGTGAATGTAGCGTTCACGCCTGCGGGTGCGATTGCTGCATCGAATGTGCAAGCAGCGGTTGAGGAAGTATCAACCGAATGCCGCAATGCCGACAACATCACCGGCGGGACGCTTGCCGTCGCACGTGGCGGCACAGGGTCTAGCAGCTACACGAAGGGTGATCTGCTTGCTGCGAGTGGATCTACCACGCTGGCAAAGCTGGGTGTTGGCACCAATGGCCAGGTATTGCAGGCCGATAGCAGCACTGCGACGGGGTTGAAGTGGGCCTCGATCGGTACTGGCACGGTGAGCAGCGTGACCAGTGCGACAGCAGCGCTGACGGTAGCCAATAGCACCACCACGCCGGCGTTGACGATTCGATCAGCCAGCACCAGCGTGAATGGGATTGTCCAGCTGACTGATTCGACCAGCACCACCAGCAGCAGCGTGGCGGCGACTGCTACGGCGGTGAAGGCAGCGTACGACCTAGCGGCTGCAGCACTGCCTAAGGCGGGCGGTACGGTCACCGGTGAACTGCTGATCGGCACTGCGGGCAGCCTGGTATTTGAGGGCAGTGTTGACGATGAATTTGAGACCACAGTGGCGGTGGCAAACCCCACTGCTGATCGGACAGTAACGATCCCGAACGAGACGGGAAC